TTAAAAATTGCACGAAGTGTTAAGGGTTAGCCGGATGCATCGAGTAGCCAAGAATCGGCAACGCTGTGACCTGCGGTTTTGCAAGTGGAAATCGCCGTCTACTCGTCCACTTGCCGAAACCCTTAACACTTCGCGCACTTTTTGAGTCAGAGACCTCTTGGCGTGCCTGCCAACCCGCTGCAAGTGGATGGCGCCGACTTCGGCCGGTACGCTATACAAGGCCGGGACTAAGGCATGGGGACAGTCCACCTTCAAGGACGGCAACACCTACTGGTGGGTCGAGGACGGCGATACCAAGACGCATGTAGCGACCTACACAGCCGGGACGAACTTGCTGCTGCTAAAGGCGCAGGCGCGTTTTAACGAGGGCCTAATCCTACAAGAAGGCAAAAAAATTTACCTTACCCACAACAAAAACGTATGGCTGCGATATGATGCTGCACGCGGTGTCATCGTCGCAAATAAGCCTATAGTAACCGCCGGAGACGTCTCCGCCTTCGACACACAAGCCGAATAAGATATGATTACGATTACACAAGTAGCCACTTTGTTAGGCGAAAATACGCGCAGTCTCAAGGCGCTATGCACATCCTCGAAAATCAATAAATGGAGCGTGCGCAAACCTATAGCGCATTCCAAAATCGCCGATCTGACCGATGCCGAAGTGCTCGCCGCCGATGCCGGCATGGTGTTCGGCAACGTCGCGCTGACACCGTACTACTCCGCCGAGAGTCTTCTTGCCGCTTTGAAAAAAGGCACAAAGTGGACCTATACGCCGCCGACCGGAGCATACCCTACTCAGCCTTGGCGGCTGGGCGACTTTCGCGGATATGTCCACCGCGCCGGCGCGTGGACGAATGCGCAACTTGAAGGAGACATCACTTTTGATGACCTCAGCCGCAGCGTGCGCTTCACTTTCGGCGCGTTCGACACCATACAGGGAGACGACACCACCGGCGCATTGTCATGGCGTCAGTGCGCGACGTGGCGCGACTGCTATCCGTGCGTCTGCATCTTCGACAATACAGGCGCCCTATATACTTACGTCACTGCAGACAAGACCATAAGCGCCGCCGCGTCAGATCTGACACTGACCTTCGGGACAGGCGGCATCGCGCTCACAAAGAACAAGATATACACCTATCTGAAATGTGCCTGCACAATCAAGCACACTTCGGCGACAGCTATACCCGAGGGCACACCGACCTTCGCCGCGATACCCTGCCAAGGCGATACCTACGGACAGCTGGTATATGCCGAGGTTGTCATTTCGCTCACGGCCACCATTACCGGGCTGGCCACCGGCACGGCCGTACCCACCACATGGGCAAGTCCGACGAAGTACACAGGCGTTGTCGAGGTAGGCACCGTGCCTGCCCGATATGCGCTGGCAGCCGGGACACTTTGGCTGCGCGTGGTGCTGGATAGTACGCAGTCCAATACCGACTATATTATCAACGCGCTCACGGCCATAGCCTCGGCCACGCTGGGAGGCGCATATGACGCCCCGGGAGCAGCCACGCTCTACTCCGTGGCTGCGGATGGCACGCTGACGCCTAAACCATCCGCCGGCATCACTATCCCCGCAGGAAGCCGCAAGACAATCGCGCTGTCGCTCGGCTACCTCATGGGCACCACTCCTGACGGATCAGTCGGTCCAGTCACCGACACATCCGCTACGTGCGCCGCCGCCTTCCGCCTACGCTTCGGAGACGGCTCCACACTCACAGCCAAGCCCGTGGACATCCGTTTTAAGGTCCAATGACACACCAAAACACCAAAATATTATGACACAAACCATCCTTACCACATCGTACCGCATCGTGCGCACTATCGGACAATACACCGTCACAGCCGATGCTACTTATGACGCTGTCGGCGCACTGATCGTGCTGGCCGGTGGCAACGTCTCCACTGCCGACTGCGATATGCCCGTGGCCACCTTCGATGGCTTCGGCGCATCGCTATCAATTTACTACAACACCACCACCGACCGAGCTGCCATTCTCGGCACCATCGAAGTGTTTACTAACGCGATACAACAGACGAAACCATGACCGTTACACATATCCTTCGCTGGGTCTTTTCCGGTATAGGCGCAGCACTCGCCATCCTTGAGCCGACACTGCCATATCTGATGATATGCACATTAGTAATTTTCGCGGACTGCTATACAGCTTGGAGCCTGAGCCGTAGAGCCGCCAAAGCGCACCCGGACAAAGTACACCCGGATGCGCATAAATTCCAGAGCCACCACTTCGGCCATGTGCTGCTGACTTTGCTCAAGAGCTACGCGCTGATTATCATGGCGTATCTGATCAGCCGTCATATCA